TTATATTATAGTTCACTTATTATACCACTTTACTTAAACATGACAAATTGTCATGTTAAAAGGTAAAGAACTTTTCTGCGGTCTTTTGTTCTGATATCATTTCTCCCCAACCGATTGCATTATAGAAATCCTGTAACTTATATCTCAACTCTCTTTCAAAGATTTTGTTGTGGTCAATATAAGTCTCAATGAATTCTTCTATTTCTGGTGGGTCTTTCCAACCAGTAAATGCTAAACCATCTAATCCTAATGGATTTGTTTTAAGATATACCCATTTTACTTTATCTCCGTTTACCAAAGGGCCGTATTTATATGGTACTTTAAAATGCTTTAAAAGGTCATTGTATGCAATTGCTGCTTTTACGTGAGCAGGAGTTCCTTTCATTGTGGTGAATGGTACTCGTTTACCTTTCGGCATATATTTCTTTAGATTCTTTACTGCCGTATTCTTAGCGATTTCAGAGTTAGGTCTATTTTCCATATTCTTTTTGAAATCCAATACATAAGTAGTAAGTTCTTCTTCACCTACACCTTTTAGTATATCAATCAAAACCTTACCCATACATTCTTGGAATGCTTTTGGGAATGATGAACGTTTAACATCCAATCCTTTTACATCTAACTTATCACAAGGTACACCATTATCTGATATAATCCATTGTGCATATCTTTTCTTTGCAATCCATAACCCTGCTTTCGCAACGTTTTCCATTTTAATTTCTAATCTATGTTTATCAACATCTACGTTGAATACCTTTTTAGATAGAATATCATAGAAATCATTAAGGTAATCTTGCATTTCAACTGCTATATCATTTACATAACCAGCAATTACATCTTGTTCTTCGTTCTTCCAATTAGGAAGTCGTTTATCCATTAACGGAACTGCAGAAAAGAAAACAGAATCAGTGTCAATGTATATATTAGAATCCAAATCAGGATCACCCAATTCCTTATTGTACTTGATGTTAGCCATATCCGCAGTTGATTTAATAACTGTTTGTCCCGTTGTGGTAACAGCGGTAGCATTATCAACATCATAGAACCTAAAGGCAGGAAGCCCAAGCACACCATATAAAGAGTTAAGTAAAATCTTCTGAACCAACTGACGTTTGTGAAAGAAGGCATATTTTTCATCATCTCCTGCTTTTCCATATTTTACCATTTCATTTTTATACTCAACTCGCTTTGCAAACCATAAATCAAGAATACCAGGTATACATCCTACGGTATCTGTTCTATAGAGTACACCATTAGATGCAATTGAGAATTTAGATTTATCTAAATATTCTTTTAAATTTTCTTTTGTAATTGTATCTTCATCAATTTGATATGAATCAACTTCTTTATTTAGATATTTCTGTACATCCCAATCTTGAATCTTACCAATCTTTGATTCAGGTGAAATATTCAAAGTCATAATAATCGAAGGATATAGAGAAGTTAAATCTAAATCATATATCCAATCATATTTACCAACGATTGGTGCTTTTACATATGCTCCTATAAACTTTTCTTGTTTATTTGCTTTAAGAGCTTCCATTTTTTCTCTTCTATCTGCAGGTTTATTAGGTGCAACTAAACCTTTTCTTCTTAAGTAAGTTAGTAATGCTCCTTCTAGATACTTTGATGAATATACGAAATCTTCATATGGAACATGTCCAACATGACAAATACCTCTACACAAATCAATAAATTGAAGCTTTTCTTCAAACCCCACAACCAATTCAACATCCACCAAGTTATACTCGATGAATTTCTCAATATCTTCTGAGAATAATTGGTCTAAGTTACCTTGGTATTCAATCTTACCTCTACCCAATTCTTTTTGTGCAATAGTATCCAATCGATAATTAGGAAGTTCACCAAAATTATAATTCTTATATAATGTGATGTAATCTAAATATGATACACCAGCCATAAAATAACGTTTACGATAAGGTGACCAGAAACATTGTCCTATTGGTGATAATCTATTTGCTTGCGTTTCTCCCAATAATCTCTTAATACGATTATATAACATAGGTGTATCAAAGAAATCAATATTCCAACCTGTAACGATTGAAGGATTAATCATTTCATACAACTCCAAGTACTTCATTAACATATCTCGTTCATCTCTGAATGGGAAAACAATACACTTATCGGTAGTTTTTTCTACCATATGTCCTTCTTTATCCATTACCAACACCCAAGCTTGTTTGGTTGCCGAATCATGAAGTGCAATTGATGTTAATTCGTTTGTAGCTTCTAATGGGTCTGGTATCCCACTTGTCATTTCACACTCAATATCATAAGTAAGAATAACATGCCCATCTGAAACATCATCTGTTTCTGAGTACATATCTACCAATGCTCGTGTGGTTTCTGGTACATCAGATTCAAACAAATTAGGGTCATCTCCTTTAAACTTATAAATCTTAGTTAATTTATCTCCATAAATAGATTTAAACTCACCTCGTTCTGCTCTTTCATATGCATATCTAGTGTATGGATATGCCATGTAACCTCTTTTGGAATCCCAAAGGTGGATTAAATTCTTTTCTCTTTGATAGTAAATGTTCTGATACAAATTCTCTCTGTTTTATTTATTTATACAAATATACGACTTATTTTTGGACTATCCAAACAGGTTCACAAAAAGTTTGATTTTTTGTTTCTTCTGCTAATTTTAAACTTTCCTCAGAATACTGCTGTCCATCTTTAGCAGTTCCTGCACCACCACTATTGGGTCTTTTTGCCATTTCCATACCAATACACCCTTTATAAGTTAATCCCTTAGAAGTGAGGTATTCAATCATTGGATTACATATCTCTAACCAACCCTTATCACCCTTGGAACTGGCATAAACATCAGCGATGTTAATTGCAATAATACCACCTTTTTTAACTGTTGGTATAATCTTACCCAACGTAGTATGTAAAAAGTTCTTGTTCCAATCATTTATGTTTTTATATCTTACCCAACTCTGAGTATCATCATGTGAATATCTTTCAACTGAAAAGTATGGTGGTGATGTAAATACTACATCGAAGTAATCATTATACTCATCGTAATTGAAATCTTCTGCTGGTGATTCATAGAAGTTTGTTTTGGTGGGTGTTTCAAAGAAAGATGTGTGTTTAGTATAGAAATCTCTTTGTTGTTCATAGAATGGATGATTTTCTTTACGAGGGTCTAATCCTACATAATGTTCAACCGTCTCACTTGAAAATGCACCAGCTAATCTATCACCCCATCCCATTGAGAAATCAAGTACAGTTTTAGCATTGTTCATATCATAGAACATCTTGGCTACATTTGGTTTGAATTGAGCACATATGTACTTTCGTAAACCTATCATTGTTCTTAATTCTTTCTTACCAACTTGTGGTAATTTTAAAGAATAAGATGCTCCCATTAAAGATACCATAAATGCTCTTGTTTCCCAAGTTCTTTTTGGACCTGGTGAAACTGAACCATCTACACTCCATCTATTGTGTTGTTGGAAGTAATTAGATGCTCTGTTACCTGTATTGATACGTGAAAAGTATTGTTGTTTTCCATCATAAGTTAATGGATATTTAGATTCAGCTGCTTTTCTTGGAAACCATTCACCTTCTTTTAGATACTCACTCCATCTAAATCCTTTAAGTTTTAAGAAATCATTATAAGCATCTTCTTCACTAATATCTGCATATGGTATTGGATATTCCATAAACAAATCTGCCATCATTTCTTTAACTTCATCCTTTGGATAAGTTTCTTTTAATAATTCAAAATCATCTTCTGAAATAGTTGGGAATTCTCCTTTAAATGTACCTTTTCTGTACTTTTCTAATATATCTTCTCCACTATTCATTATATACTTTGATATTTAGGCCAATACGTAAGAAGTGCATCATTCTTTTGTGCATTCCAATCATTCGTATCTATTTTAATTTCTAATTTATTGGCAATCATTAATCCAATTTTCCAAGCATCTAATTCATTTATAAACCGTCCCATTTCGAACTCTCGTTTATTGATAGTATCATCAATATTTTTATATGAGTTAGAACCAGCCGAAGTTGGTGGTTGTAATGAATGTCCTACTTCATGTAATAAAGCATATAATCCATTATTTCTTAGATCATAGTTGTGATGAATGTATATGGTACGATTAAAGTGACCCATAAAAGATGTCATATGTCCTAACTTTACAACAACACCTTTGGTATCCTTTATGTAATCACATACGGATTGAAAATCTTTTGGATATTTTCTATTTTTGAATTTATACCTACCCATTCATTTGCTCTTGTTCTGAAATATGTGAACGGAATCCTAATACAGGTTTTATTCCACTCACTTCGATTTCTCTCTGTTTAATGTATTTTGCAGATATCTGTAATGTTTCGATATCCGTTTCTGATTGTACCCAATCTGTGAAAAGGTAAGTTAATAGTTTACTTTTAATTGCTTTTATCATTTTATTTATTTTAAATTATTACCAAAATTTTTTACACATAAAGTAATCTTCACTACTTAATGATTGCCACCATTCATAAGAAACTTCCTCTTCTACGAGAGAAATGGGTGTTTCTTTATCTGCAGAACCATCTGCATTCATAGGGTATATAATACCTGTTTCATAATCTAGGTAAGAACCTACTGATTTTAACTCGAACAAACTTTTTTCTTTTATCATTTTTAAGGGTTTAATTATCATTTCTTATTACATAAGTAATATACGACTTATTATTGGATTAAACAAGCTTTTTCGTGTTTATTTTATCAATATTAATCGATATACTTATCACCCGCTACACAAGGAAATTTGATTACCGTAGTTGTTGTATCATCCAATACTTTAAAATCAGTTGAATCTCCTGGTTCTATTGTTATTACATCACCTTCGGTATATGGTATTCCATTCATAACTACATTACCTTTTGTAATAATTGTTATCTCTGTTGCAACTTTGTGATGATGTTTTGGTTCATAATCACCCTGATTGTAGTATTTCACTGCTACTTCAAAATCATCCGTTTTAAATAAAGATGGATTGAAATTACCAACTACCCAACCTTTAAAATAATCTTCTATTTTAGTTAGTTTCATATATTATATTTATCAACTACCGAAATGGCCGTTTTCTTTAAAATTTGGATAAAATCTTCATCTTTAGTTATATTCTTAAAACGATTAATTCCTCTCATTACGATTCTAATATTACCAACTTCATATCCTATATTACTATCTGTTCTATCAATTGATGGAGATAAAACTGATTGATTACCTGAAAATAAATATTTTTCATTTAACTTGATGTCTGTATAGAAACATTTTCCTTTTTGTTCAACCCACAATTCTTGAATGTGAATAGTTAATCTGTCTTTAGAATCAATCTTTTTTTGATTTAACCGTTTCTTTACTTCACTTTCACTTAATCCACTTTTTTGTAAAGCGGTTTTATACTTACCACCTCCACCACCATTTCGTGCATTTGTTCTAATATTTTCATATAAACGATTCACAGAATCCTTTGATAACAATTGGAATCCTTCGTTCATTTCTTTAAAAAACTTCATATATGTGTCCAAGTTTTGTTTTTAACGATTTCATCTATATTCCACTTACTAACTTTAAAATTACGAGCAATCACATTCGTAGAAAATCCTTGTTTAAAAAGTTTTCGTATTTGTAAAACTTCCTCATTGGTAAGTTTTGACCTAGGATGTGATTCGCCTCGTAATCTCATTAGTTGTTGTTTATTATTTTTCTTTTAATTTTATGCAACTTGTGGTTGTTGTGAAAACACTTCATCAAATCGTTCCCTCGTTTCTTTATACATCTGAGGATGTAACGTTTTTGTTTGATGACAACTTAAACAAAGAATTTCACAATTATCTAAAGTGGTTTCTCCACCATCTTTAAATCCAGTAACATGGTCTCCTTCAAAAGTTGTAGTTTTATTTATATCAAGTTTTTTTCTACAAGAAGCACATTTACAATCTTGTAAGAGTGCTACCTGTCTTTTTTCATCTTGAGTAAATGCTCTTTTTCTTGAAACATCTCTTACTATATCAGATTCTTCTAATTTAAAAAGGATACTTTCAATAACAAATTCAAGAGGTACTTCGCCATCTCCTGCGGTATAACAGGCAGCAAATGTATTATCTCTTTCTCTAACTGAATTAGCTAACTTATCTGATTTAGAAGATTTCTTTAATGATTTTAGATATCCTTTATCAACCGCCCAATCATTTAATTTACCATTAATGTTTTTAAGCTTAGCAATTATTGATTGGTAGTTATCAGCTAATAGTTTTGAATCAAACTTAATATTATCTTCATTTAATTTATCGATTACGATTAAAAGTAAAAGAATATCTCGTTTTTTCCAAAAAGATTTAGAAGAAAGTTTGATTACATAATTTGCAGTCTTTAATATTTTTTCTATTCTTGGTTTTAATAAATCAAGAGCTTCTTTTGTTTTAACATTAGAATCATATTGATTATATAAGCTATCAATTTGAGAACCTCCCACGTTAGTGAAATTATTTTTATGAACGTACACAATATATTTAGAAATAATTTCTTGTAATAGTTTTCCTTTAGCTGAACATTGTAACCATTCAAAATCTAATGTTTGTGTGTTTACTTTCATAAAATCAAACATAGGTTGCTTTGGTAAAACCATATCATTCAAGTAATGTGATAATGGATTATCCATAGCAGAACGAACATCTTGTGCAGATAATGTATTATGATTATTTACTTTGAAGAATCTGTGGTGTTTTTCTTTCCTTGAGAGTGTTGATTCTAAAATAATAAATGTATATTCACTTACCCATTTATTAAAATAATCTTCATAATCTCTTTCTAAATCATGAATATTGAATCCACTTACATCTACTTCCTCACCATCAATAAGGATTTTAGATTTCCCACTTCCTCTTTGTCCAGGCAATCTTACCCTTCCTTCCCAAATAGCTTGCCACGATTTGGTTCTTTGTTGACCATCAAGGGATTCTGATTTGTTAATGACTTTACCATTGGGAATTTTCCCTTCTATTGTCTTTACCCATTCAATCTGACCAATTGGTTCATAATTAATCACAGATAAGAATAAACTTCTCTGCCAAGGATGACCATCACCACCCTTTAGGTTGTTAAATAAATAATATCTCTGAAAACTCAATGAGTACTTTACTCTTGCACATTCTGAGTTAAATCTTGTAACATCATATTGTGTTAAAAGATATTTTGCTGTTGGCGATTCCATTAAAGGAGTTCTACCATTAATTGTTTTAAATTTTTGTTCCATGTTTGTATTTTAAATTAAACTTTTATTAATTGAATTACAACACACCTATATAGGATTCGTTTAATTCATTGTTCATCTTTCTTTATAGTGGAGTTGAATCAACCACCGATTATCCTTTTTTAGTGAGCGAACTTTACGCTATTTTCAGATAATCAATAAATATAGTACTAATATACGAAATATAATTGAGATATCCTAATTAAAAGTAAAAAACTTTTCAGCATCTATTTCTTGCAATGGAAGTCTATATATTATACCTGGTATATCATCTTCACCTTTTTTGTGCCAATGTGTTTTTTCTACATACTCAAATCCGTATCTTTCGTAGAAAGCTCGAGCTCTATCGTTAAATGCTCGTACCGATAATAGAATCTCTGGTGCTCCTTGTTCCTTACACCATATAACGAATTCATCTAATACAGTTTTAGTATTTCCTTTAGTACTTAAATCTGAAGCTATTTGGTGAATCATAAATCCTTTAGCTTTTGATTTAACCATAGAGTTACGTGTAACTGGTGTTCTACCAGAATACTGATGGAATGTTATTACTACTCCATCTTGTAATACAATATTTCCTTCTTGGATTCTACTTACCAACTTGAAACCTTGTTTATACATGTGTGGAAAGATATCAGGATACAAATTGATGATAGCCATGGCATTTTCTATTACCAAGTCCATTTCTTCACCTTCTTCTTTTATTTGAATTACACTTAATCCCAAAACTTCTGTATATTTAAATTATCTTTATATTGGAACTGATTTTTCAATCTATCCTTTAATGTATCTTTTATTGTTTCTATACCATCTGATATTCCTGCTCCTTGTGCGAACCAAACTTTTCTTCTATATAAAAGTTCATCAGATATTTCTCCTTTAAATGCTTCTCTTAACAATGGTTTCATATATCCTTTTTCGTTTTGGTACAACGGAGGGATGTTTAAAGAGTACTCTACAAATGGTCTCCAAGAGTAAGGAGTTCTCATCTCAACAGTACCACCCCACATCATGGATTGATTCTGTGATGGGAAGTTTCCTTTATGTACATCCTTTATTAACTTTCTTCTTGCTATATCATACGTTTCAGGTGTATAATGAAATGCTTGAATGTGTCCATAACTACCCCATATCTCATCAGATAAATCACCACTAAACACTACCTTAAATCCATGTTTCTTTATTTCTTGACCTAATTTGATAGTTGCAAGTGCACTACCTATATTCTGCCATTTTGTTAATTCAGTTACATATAACGTAGTATCAATTGAATTCATTATTTCATCATTTGTCATATGAATTTCATGTAATTTGATACCAAATTCTTTGGCTGCAATTCTTGCGAACTTTATATCACTACCACCCTCAGTTGTTACTACAAATGCTTCTAATTTAGGATATAACTTAGATAAAAGATATGTTGTTATTACAGAATCAATTCCCCCACTTAGAAGTGTACAAATGGGAACATCTGAAATCATCTTTACTTCAACCGCTTCTCCTAATAAACTTCGTATGTTCTTAATAATAGTATCTCTATCGTGTTCTATTATTTCTTTAGGTAGTTCATAATAAGTGTTAACACTATGATATAGTGTTTCATAGTTGTACGCAACATATGTACCAGGATAAACTGTCTTTACACTCTTCATGTAAATGTCTGATAATGGTAATCCTTTCTTCTCTGAACAGAATACTAACTTATTAGTTAGTTTATCAATAGAATACCAAAAAGGCAGTTCACCAATATAATCTCTAACTAGATATGCAGTTTTGTTTCGTGTATCAATAATACAAAAAGAAAACATACCATCTAAATCTTTGAAAGAATCTACACCGAACTCTAAATAAGAATTAAGTATAATCTCAGTATCGGATGTTGTTCTGAATGGTATTGTTATTTTACTCTTAAGTTCATCGGTAAGTTTACTTCCCCATAATTCACCATTATAAACTATACAAACAGTTTTATCTTCATTCCAAAGTGGTTGATTTGCGGTTTCTGATAAATCTTGTATTGATAGTCTATTATGAGCAAAGTAGAAATCCCCAACTTTTTCAATAGTTGAGTTATCTCTACCTCTATGTAGTATGTTATTTAGCCCATCTTTTATAGAAGATGAGTTGTAGTTATTTCCACCAATAATTCCACACATATTAAGACTGAGTGTTTTGTATGTCTCTTTCTATACAAGTACTCATATGGTCAGCCCAATGAAGTATAAATTGTATATTTGATTTTAAGTAATTCTTTGGGTCAAATACTTTGAAATATTTTACATTATCTTCATCATACATACCATCAGTAAGTTTGATTCCAAAATATTCGTTTTCAACATATGTAATTCCATATTCCTGTAATAAAAAGAATGTTCTATCAGTATGTGTTAGATATGATAATTCAGAATTACTAACATATGTTTTACCTTGATTTTTTACGTGCCAATCAGAAGGATTATCTACATAATGAATCTTTCCTTTACTTCCTAACTTTCCTAAATCATGATGGAAAGCTGCAAATATTAATTCATCACGAGTAAAATCTATTTTTCCACCCGAATCTTCATATAGTTTCATCATTCTGATTGAGTTGTTAACTACATTCATAATGTGGTCTACATATCCTCCCTCGTACGCATTATGGTAGTTGATATTTCCACTAGCTGGTGATAACATTAGGTTTGGTCCTAATTCATCCATTGAGTACATATGGAGGATTTTTTTTAATCTCTCTCCTGTAAATAAACTCTCTACTGCTTTAATGAATTTATTATAATTTTCTTCTAATTGTTTGTTTGTATACTTTTTCATATAACCTATTTTATGTTTTAAATAAATACTTTTGAACGTTCATCTCGTATTATAGGAATGTTTATTAAACTATAATCCGGATATACAGGATGTTTTTGGCTAAAATCACAGAAAGTATCTAATTTTAATCTAAATGCTTCTGTAACTTGTACGTAGTATAGTGGCTCACCACCTTCTAAACTAGTTAACTTTTTACTTTTATTAAAAGCAATTTTAGGTGTTGCTTTTAATTTTACTGCTTCCACATCTCTGTGTACGAACTTAATTTGTGCCATATCTATTTCTATTTTATTTATTTATAGAGTAAATATACGAAATTTATTTGATATAACCTAATTTTTTATACAAAATTTAATCAATTCTTTCTATCTTACATTTTATCTCACACATATTTGGAGATATTGGATGTAAAATGGAAAAATTCATTTCTGGTTTTAAACCATTAGATAATCCATAGTTTTTATCTATAAAGTAAACAGTTTCTGTACCATCTGGATTCGTTAACTGTTTACTTAGTTTTTTAGGAACTTGCGGAATACCAACTACTGGTTTTTCCTTTTCCTCATCTTTCATGAATACTTTTATGCTAGCCATATTTGTGTATTATAAATTTTCATTCAAAGCGTTTATATACGCCATTTCGGATTGTACTCCTGTGAATCTTTGTACTTCTTCCCCATCCTTTTCAATAATAACAGTTGGGACAGAACGTACATGATATTTCTGTGCAACTTCATATTGGACTTCTATATCAATATCTTCAAAATTAACATTATTAAATTTTGATTTTACATTTTCCATTAAGGGAGTTAGAACCTTACACGGTCCACACCAATCTGCGTAGAATTTTTTTACTTGTATCATTTTGTTTTCTCTCTTTTAGTTAATAATTATTATCCATCACAAGCAACACAATCAGGATCGAGTGCTCGTTGTGCTATATCACCTCTAAGAACTGATTCTGTTCTCATATAATATAACGTTTTAATTCCTTGTTTCCAAGCTTCCATTGTTACTTGGTTAATCCACTTAGGTTCAACTATCGATGGAAATGCTAAGTTTAGTGAAACTCCTTGGTCAATATATTGTTGTCTTACACCTGCTTGTTTAACTAAATCCATTTGGTTGATTTCTTTGAAAGTTCTGAAAACATCTTTTGCAGGATATACTTTTGTTCTATCTTCATCACCAATTTCTGCACATAATATCATTTTTCCACCTAAGTAACACCACTTATCTAATTCAGATAAATCTTGTACAGAACCACCATCGGCTAAGATTTTATCCCAAGTATCTTTATTATTGATACCTGCTTTTCTTAGAACTTTTTCTAACTCAGTATTTTTTCTAATAAATGTTCCTTTGGATGTTTGTTCCGTGAATACATTTGCCGCCCATGGTTCAATACCAGCAGATACATTTCCAGCTAATTTAGAGTTACTAACTGTTGGAGCAACTGCTCTTAAATGAGTATTTCTAAATCCACTTTCTCTACACCATAATGGTTCACCATATTCTTCAGCCATATCTCTACTTGCTCTTTCCGATTCTATCTTTAACTGAGAGAAAATCTTACGAGTTTCAAATTGTGCTTCCATACCTTCAAATGGAATACCATTTTGTTGTAGATAAGTATGCCATCCTAAAACTCCCAATCCTAATGCTCTACCCTTTTCAGCAGATGCAACAGAATGTTCAAATCCTTTCATGTTTTTAGCCTTTTGAATAAATTCTGAAAGAACTCCATCTAAAAACCAAGTTGCAGTATAAACTAAATCAGTATCTCTCCACTCATTGTATTTAGATAAGTTTAATGAAGATAAGCAACAAACAAATGAATGGTTCTCATCTGTGTGTAATGTTATTTCAGAACATATGTTTGTCATATGAACTTTTAATCCATTTTTTTTGTATGCTTCAGGATTTGCTTTGTTAACGTTTCCTTTATACATGATGTATGGTTCACCAGTTGCTTTTCTTTTTTGTAGTAATTTTCCCCACTTTCTACGAGAATCCGGATCTCCATCTTGAAGTTTTCTCATAAACTTATCACCTACAACTGCACATTGGTGTAGATTTAGTGATTGTCTATTTACATCTCCCTTTGGTTCTCTTATTTCTAACCACTCTTCAAAATCCTTATGTTCTATATTAAGGTTTACTGATGCAGCTCCTCTTCGTACTGAACCTTGGTTTGTAGCAAGGATTGTAGAATCATATATCTTAGCAAATGGTATTACACCATCAGATGTTCCATTGCCTGTAATAGATGAACCCGCTGGTCTGATTTGGTTGATACCAACTCCAACTCCTCCTCCATGTTTAGCAAGTAACATTAATTCTAAGTTTTTAGAACCAATATCATAAATTGAATCTGCAACATCAATACCAAAACAAGATATAGGCAATCCTCTATCAGTACCAGTATTTGATAATACAGGTGTTGCTAGGTTTAACCAGCCTTTCCACATATAATCGAAGAATTTAGTTGCCATCTGAGGTTTTTCTAATCTCATTGCAACTCTTGATGCAACTCTCCAATAAGCATCTTTTGGTTTTTCACCAGGTAACAAATATCCTTTTGATATTGTTTTTACGTATATTTCTGTATTAGCCCATGATGGGAAATCAACATCTAATTCCCATCCCAATTCGTCTCCGTGATTTTTAGCCATTTTATATTTTTAATTAGTTTTATATTAATATTTTTTTTGGTCTGTATTGATAGTTTCCATAGAGTTCTTCATCTTTTTTTATATCAATTAACGCAATTCCACTTCGTGAATCAACGTTTCCTTCTTCTTCTTTTGAGTTTAGTAAGCATAACGGTTCTGTGAATAAGAAATTAGTATCCTTAACTAATCTAAAATTGATATCCGAGTTATCATCTTCAATTGTACTTACAAACGAACGAAGTATGTATGATAATACTTCTCTTGGTAATATTTTAGCCTCACTAAACTTTATTTTGTAAAAACTTGTGTTTCCTTCCCACTTTGGAAAAAGAATATCACCTTTTTTGATATCAACTAATGCAAATAGTCCAATTCCTTGTAAACTACTAACTCTTTGATACGATTTAATACTCGTATTTAAATAATCAAATGGTGTCATTTTTTAAAATAAGTCACCCCAATCTTCACCTTCATTTGCCTTACTGTAATCAGTAGGTCTAATAGCAAAGAAATCAGTATGTGTTAATCCACCAGTTAAATGGTAGAACCAATCCAATTCTGCCGCTGATTTTTTATCATATTCAAAGTAATCATCCGTCCCTTCTTTTACTTCATATCCAAGTTCAAGAAGTTTCTCATTTACTCTTTTTACAATAAAGTTCTTTAAATCTTTCTTTTTTAGATTTTCTAAATCACCTTGTTCAAATATCATATCAATGAAGTTGTGTTCTAATTGTATGATAAGTTTTGCTGCTTCGTAGATACCTTCTTTGGCATCTCCTAGTAATTCTGGGAATTCATCACTCATGTGTCTGAATAATTGACAACCCATTTTAGAATGTAGTGATTCATCTCTTACACTCCATTTCATTTGTTGTCCAATCCCTTTTAACATATTTCTCATTTGGAATGAGTACAACACTGCAAATGAAGAGTATAGGGATACTCCTTCACTAAATGCAGAGAAGATTGCTAAACTTCTACCAACTTCTTTTCTTGCAATAGGATTTGTTGCCAAATCTGTATGCTTCCATTCATTAGATGTTGCTGTTAAGAGTTCAAACTTCTCAGCAATTGCAGGTTCGTGCAAAAACGCTGAGAAGTCATCTAACCCTAGTGTTTCATTTAGATATGAATATGCAGTAGCATGAACTGTTTCTTGTGAACCAAACATCATTGCCATCTGTCTTATCTCGTGTTTAGGAAACCAATCGGTAACCATATTAGTCCAATAATCAGATACTGCGCACTCAGTTTGAGCAAATCCCAAAAGAATATTACCAACTAAGTTTTTTTCAGATTCAGTAAGTACTTCATTCCAATCCTTCACATCACCTTGCATAGATATTTCAGTATGTAACCAAAATGCCTGTGCTTGCTTAAGCCACCCTTCGGTGTAATACATTGGATATTCAAATGGTTTGAATGGTATTCTTTCTTCGAATAATTTGCTCATAGTTATCTAGATTACTTGTTTTCTTCTACTGATACTTTTCTGTAATCGGTTACAAGTTTCTTGATTTCACCAATTGCTTTTCTAGCTCTTGATGCAGAAGCTTTTGAGCTCCCGTTGTGTTCTGTTTCGAATTGAGTATATAACTCTTTAATTTGTTCGAATAGTTCGTTTGAATTTGCCATAAAATTTATTAATTATTAATTTATTAAGCCCACCTCTTCGTAAGGGGGTGTTTATAATTATCATCTATTTCCAAAAACGGAATAGATTTCCGATAATTTTTTATTATCACACAGTTTATTTTTTTTTACTAAGTGTATAATAATTTTTTTGATATTCTTTCCTCTATTTTTCAAACACAAAAATGGGTTCTAACTTTTCTCCATTTCCAGATACCGATGATAAAATTAAATATACAGTATCTATGTGCTTGAAACCTATTTCCTCGGAAATTCGTATCGTTTCTTTTTCAATTGTTTTATATTTTTTGGTATTAGCGATGTTTAACATCATCTTTCCACCAACTTTCAAACTACAATAACAGTTTGAAATAGTATCTTTTAAAAAACCATCTATCCAAGTTGATTCAGAAGGATATTTTATATAAGATTGAGTTTCTTCATCTGCATACTTTTCAGTATCAAAGTAAGGAGGTGATGTAAAACATAAATCAACTGATTCTTTATCTGGTGTAAACACCTCTGAACCTAGTTGATGTAACTCTACTTCCTTACCAAAGAAATCTATATCACTATTTAACCTCTCTAATCCATCGAATGTCTTAGATGAAGGTTCAGTACCAATATACTTCTTACAATCACTTGAAAGGAATCCTAATAACCTTCCTCCCCATCCACAACTCATATCCCACACAACTCCTTGGTTTCCATAGGTATTATAGATGAATTTTGCCGCTGATGGTCTGAAATTACTTACAGATTGATTACCACCATATATTTTTAAATTCTGTCTTAATCGATTTAAAGTAAAAGAACCGCTACCATGTTTGAGTTGCCAATTCCAAGTTTTTCTAATAATTTCTTTTAACTTATCATCATTATTCCAATATTCAATTGGTGATAATTTACTTGAACCACATATTACATCTACCCAATGAGGAAAATAAGTCCATGCAAGTGATAATCCATGCATTGTTTGGTCTATTTTACCATCCTTAAATAAAGTTTGTTCATCAAACCTTTTTAAAGATTTGAATTGTTGTAACCTATTATGAGTAGAAACATTATAATGAGGGAATCCCTTTTCACGATGATATTTGAAAATTATCTCTAATGCAGAATCTACATCTTCGATACTAAATATATCTTGGGTAACCCTATGATATTCTAAATCTAACTCATTATGTTCAATGAACTTACCAAATGATTTGTAATTTATCATTATCCCATGTTTTCTACATACTTCTTATGAAGTAATTTCTTCGTTTCCAACTGTCCACTTGCAGATTGCTTTGTTGCAATTACACCATCTGGTGAATTACCATCATATACTTCAATATATCCTGTATTGGTATTCATCTTACATGGAAATGTAATTCCATCAGGTCCAAATCTGTTTTTCATTATGTGGGCTCTTGCAGTATCATTCAATTTATCTTTTGATTTTCTACTCCAACTCATAATGAAATCTGCATTCATTACTTTAGCATATGAATCAGCAATCTTATCTGCTTCAATAACTTCCGAATCAATAGCGGAACGATTAGTTTGAGATGCTGTCCATATTGGGATTTCTAATTGCCCACCCATACCACGAAGGTCAATGTAAACACCACCTTGTTCAGCATAAGTTGAATCATGTTTATTTGAATCCGATAATAGTAAATCAGCATAATCTACAATGATTAAATCTGGTTTATTATCTGAAATCATCATTTTCTCAATATGTTGATTTAACTTTTTAACAGAAACTCCTTTTGGTGGAAAATACTTAATAAGTAATTTACCTTGTAGAGATTCTATTTTAGTTTTAACATCATCTTTTCTTTCTTTTAAATCAGTTGAGGGGATTTGTGTGAATACGGTATCATATCTAGCTCCTACATAGTGTTCTGATAACTCCATAGAGTAATGAACCACACTCAGTCCTCTTCTAACGGCATCTGCACCTAATGCGGTAAGAATCCATGTTTTACCTACACCCGATGGTGCAACCACAACTCCAAGTTCACCTGGTCCTAATCCTCCATCCATTAAATCATTAATAGGTTGCCAATTAGTTGGAACAGTAGTACGTTTTAGTTCATTTGCTCTTTCATCAAAATCTATCTTATAATCATGTCCTAAATCAGTTTCAGTACCAACTTTCATTGCACTATCTACTAAATCCTTTATTTTATCATATTGACCAGCTTGAAGTAAATCAACTGATTGTAATATAACTCCTTTAAGATTTTGATTTTTACAGAAATCTGTAAATTCATTCTTAATGTATTCTAAATCAACATTACCAACTTGTGTGAAAACGTGTCTTAGTTGATCTATAACTGTTTTCTTTAAGATTGGGTTATCTACCTTGGATAACTGAGATTTAAATACATCTAATGTTGGTGGTTGTCTATATCCGTCATGATATTCTAAAATTTCACTAACAATCCACTTACTTGCATCGTTTTCGAAAAACTTAGGTGTGGTTATTTCAGATATAGTATCTAAAAATTTACCATCAACAAGAAGAGCTGAGAGAACCTTTGACTGAAAGGATTGTCCATATTTTGATAATGTATCTACTTGTTCTTGCATTTAAGTGTTTTAGTAATTTGAATACAAATATACGAAATATATTTGTAATAACCTAATATTTTTTAAAATAATTTATGGATGATATCCGGTAGCCATGAATGAGCGGTTTTATCTCAATCTTCAATCACCCAATAAATTAATCTGTAATGATGTTACCAAATGTGGTTTTTAACCAATCATTGATATCACCGAAGTTTCCTATAACCTTGTACTTAAGGAGGATTTTCATAAAATCTAGTTTGTTTAGAGAGGGAACTGGTTCGTTAAATCTATCTAAAGTATTCATTTTAATAGTACCACTAATATCAACATCATCTAGTTGCATTAGTTCTCTATTTAATAAAATTTGGTTTTTAGAACCAAGAATATCCTTATATATTTTTATCTTACCCTTTGTCTCATCATATTTAGTTTCACAAAGTTGTAATAAATCATCTACTGATAACTTCTCTTCTTGTCCAATTTCAGGGAATCTCTTCAATACTGTTTTGATTCCACATCCATATACACCAGGAATGTTATCTGATTTATCTCCATCCAATACTCTATATAGTAAAAGGTTCTTTGATTCAATACCAAATTCTTCTTTTACCATTTTTTTATTATACATTTTCTTTTTGGTAGGTGACCAAACGATAGTTGTATCATCAATCAGTTGAAGGAAATCCTTATCTGTTGACATAATTACCGCTTGTTCATCTTCCTTGAGAAGTGTGGTAGAGATATAAGCCATTATATCATCTGCTTCTACCCCATCGTAAATCATAGTTGTTAGTGGTAACCCATCCAACATTTCATTTAACCAAACGAATTGTCTTTTCATAGATTCTCGTTCATCCTCATCGTTCATCATACCTTTATAAGCACGATTTACTCTAAGTTTGTTAGAATCTCGTTGAGCTTTGTACCCACTAAACTTTTTCTTACGTGATGTTGAACCACCCTTACCATCGAAAACTACAACAACACGAGTCGGTTGCGTTTGTCTTATTGCGTAACCTATTGATTTTAATACACCGGTAGCACCACCCACGTGGTCTCCATCATCGTTCATAGTTGGTATTGATGACCAACATCTGATAAATGTGTTTAACCCATCTATGATAAGTACACGAGAGTTCTTGTGTTTATTTTCATTAGTGGTTCTATCGATTTCAACCGATTCTAAAATGTTTTTGTATAGTTTCTTCATTTATATAACTTCTTTTATTGGTGGAAAGTATTTTTCTAATGCTCCCAGCCTATCATCTGCATCTACTAACATAATGAGAGCTTCTTCTGCATTTTTGTAGAAATCTGCAGTAGAATGGTCTCCGATACCGACCGCTCTATTATCTAGTAATTCGAGAGATAAAAGTGCTTTAGCCTTATCGGCTTCAGCACTCTTTCTCAACATTGTAACTAATTTACTCATATTGATTTTTGTTTTTATTCATTCATACCAGCACCATGTGTATCTATTTCCATAGAGTCGATATCAAGAGTATCACCTTTATATTGTAAGATGGTTTCTTCACAAATCTTTTTATAAATTTGTTCTCTTAATTCTTCTTTATCTGCCATCATAAGGATAAAGTCTTTAGATTGGAATTTTATTTCCTCTCCACTTTCTGTATCAACATATGTGTACCATGCTCCTGATTGTTTTACTAAGCTATTTTCTTTCATAACTTTTAACCACGATCCGTAGTTATCTATTCCTCTGTCAAAGAAGATTTCAAAATCAGCCGCCCTTAGAGGTGGGCCCATTCTGTTTTTTACTACTTGACAACGAACTTTCATTCCAACTGTCCTTTCTTGACCACCTTGTTTCATCTTGATTTGCCCCATATTCTTTAACCTTAATCTTACAGAAGCGTGAAAAGCAAGAGCTTTACCACCACTTGTAGTCCAAGGGTCTCCGAACATAGCGTTCATCTTTTGTCT